AATCGAACGATCAATGCCCGACATGCGAACAAGAGTTTGAACCTGAGTTCAAGGAGAAACATGTCTGTAAGCGTAGAGAATCGAAACAAGAGACTGAATCTGGTCTCGGTGACATGGACTCCGAACTCAGCAAGAGGACAGACCGTCTTAACGATATTGCTAATGTCGTATCAGAGATTAATAACCTCAATCAGCAAATCAGTCAAAGAAATGGAGAGCTCACCGGACTTCAGAGGACCCTGGAAGAAGTCGTGGATACAATTGCAGGACTTTCGCAGGATACCAGCGAAGAGGACGACAATAAAAAGAAAGAGCGTAGTCTCAAGAAGCAGCTCAAAGATCTTAGTAAACTCAAGGAAGAGTTGTCTAATGAAAGAGAAGTGTTAAAGGTAGCATCTGTTCTGTTGAAGGATGGTGGTATCAAAGCTAAAATTATTAAACAGTACATACCGNNCGATTATGAATAAGTTGATCAACAAGTATCTTGCATCAATGGACTTCTTTGTAAACTTTGAACTTGATGAGGAATTCAATGAAACAATTAAATCAAGACACCGAGACGCCTTTTCATACGACTCTTTTTCAGAAGGGGAAAAGATGCGTATCGACCTTGCCTTATTATTTACATGGAGAGCTATTGCTAAACTACGCAATAGTGCTAGCACTAACCTCCTCATCATGGACGAGGTATTTGACAGCTCACTAGATACTACAGGTACAGATGAGTTGTTGAGAATCATTAACGATCTGACAAAAGATACAAACACATTTATTATTTCACATAAGGGCGACCAACTATTTGATAAGTTTGCAAATGTTATCAAGTTCGAGAAGTCCAAAAACTTTAGCAGGATAGCAGCATGAATATTAAACTAATTAAATTTACTACAGGTGAAGAGACAGTCTTTGAAGTAGTTGAAACATATGGCGATGTCATTGAAGTTAAGAATGGCTTGACCATGGTATTTGACGGACAGTCACTAAGAGCCATTCCATTTACTGTAAACGTAGAAGAGGGAACAGTAATGAAACTCAACATTAAAGATGTAATCTTTATGACAGATGCTCGTAAAGATCTAGCAGAACAATACAAGTCACAGTTCTCTGCTATCATCCAACCACCTAAGGGTATTGTGACACAACTATGATTTTAGACCTTGTACCAGCTAACGATCCAATCCTACATAGACGTGTAGAAGAGTTCGATTCAGAATCTATCGATATGAAAAAGACTGTCGATGATATGTTTGAAACGATGTATCATCATAGAGGTGTTGGCCTATCTGCTAACCAAGTAGGTCTTCCTTATCGTATGTTTGTTATGGGTACACCGGATATGGAACTTGTGTTCATCAATCCTGTACTACGTAACACAGCAGGTGATATGGAATTAGCTGAAGAGGGTTGTTTGACACATCCTGGCTTGTTTATCAAGATTAAACGACCGACGCAAGTACGTTTACGTTCCACCAATCTGTTTAACGAAACAAAAGCGTTGACTTATAAAGGGATGACAGCTAGGATTATATTACATGAGATGGACCACCTAGAAGGTGTGGACTATCAACGGCGTGCAAACCGAATCCATCTTGAGCGCGCTCGTAACCAATTGAAGAAGTGGAAGAAACGTAATGGCGTACTATAGTACCAAAACTTACGGACACGAACGTGGCTTGTCGTGTGCATTCCGTCAGCCGAGAGCATTTCATTCTCATTGTAAATTCATTCATGGCTACTCCTTGTCATTTAGTTTTAAGTTTGGTGCATCTGAGCTTGACGACAAGAACTGGGTGGTGGACTTTGGTGGTCTAAAGGATCTGAAGAACTGGTTGGAAGACAACTTTGATCATAAGCTAGCAGTAGATAGAGCAGACCCTATGGCAGTTGCATTGTGCGACTTGGAGCCGAAAGGTCTTGCTGAGATTGTTCTTATGGATGGGGTCGGTTGTGAGAAGTTTGCAGAACATGCATTTAACTTTGCATCTAATCTGATTAGTGAGAAGTATGGCGACCGTTGTTGGGTCGAGTCAGTTGAAGTGAGAGAGCATGGTGCTAACTCAGGAATTTATGTGAGAGAACAAAATGGTAAATAAAGATCCAGGGAAAAGACATTTCTATATTAGTCTAGTGAAAAGTGGCCTACGTATGGCAGCATGTGTTTATTTGTACTTAGGTGCATATGAAGGCGCTGCATTGTTCCTATTTTCAGCTGAAGTGTTAGGTGTTGCTGAGGAACTCTAATGGAAGAGTTTGTACAGATGGTAGGCATCGTAGGGGTGGTTATCGTGTTTATAGTTTATTTGGAGAATAGGAAATGAGCAAAGAGTTCTTTTATAGTGAGACTTTCTACTCTATGCAAGGCGAAGGCCATTACACAGGTCGTCCTACTGTATGGCTGAGATACTTCTTATGTAATCTACAGTGTAATGGTTTTGGTCAATTAGATCCAACTAATCCTGACTCATACTTCTTACCATATCAAGACTTGGATGTAGACGAAAAAGACTTGTTGGGTGAGGCTAAATACAAAGTCATGGAAGACTTGCCTGTGTTTGAGCATGGGTGTGATAGTTCGTATAGTTGGTCTAAAAAGTATAAACACTTACAACGTAAAGGAACACCTGATGAGATCAAGAAAGTTTTGGAAGATCTTCTCCCCACTGGTAGGTTTGGTAGCTCTACTCATCTATGCTTTACTGGTGGTGAGCCTTTGATGCGACATGCTCAGTTGTGCACGAAAGGCATACTTGAGTCATTTGCAGAAGATAACAATACACCTAAGTTCATTACATTTGAGACCAATGGTACTCAACCATTGGCTGATCCCTTCTTTGATTATTTGGATCAAGAGTATGATGGTGAAGTGTTCTGGAGCTGTTCGCCTAAGCTGTGGACTGTTGCTGGTGAGAAAGCTGACAAGGCTATCAAGCCAGAGAATGTTGCAAAGTATAACCAAGTGTCTGGTACACAAGGTCAGCTAAAGTTTGTGGCTAATGGTACAGATGAATGTTGGGAAGAGATTGATTCTGTAATCCAACAGATGCATGATGTTGGTGTAGACTGGCCTGTATGGATTATGCCTGTAGGTGC